TGAATAATATGATGTGTTTTATTTTTTTTACTACGAAGAATACGGCGTCTTTTATTTTTTTTATAATTACGTTTTGTTTTTTTCACAAATTTTTTTTTTAATTTTCTTGTTTTTCTTGTTTTTTTACCACCAGATGTTACATTAATTTTTTTTATAATTTCTTGAGTTATGTCATTTGGTGTTTTATTATTAATATACTCAATTGCCAATTGAATCATATTTGTTTTTGAACAATCCATGTTTCTCATTTTTTTTTGATTTTTTTCAAAATAAAAATCCCAATGTAACGGAATTATTTTATTACCAGAATTTTGAGAAATCGTTTTTACACTATTACAATCACTTTCGGGGTTATTCACATTTTTATCAACACAATACGTTTTTGTTGAGCATTTTGATTTATTTTTGGATGATATTAATTTATATACTTTATTTAACGTATCTGTTGACTCAACATCAATTTCATGACTACATGGTAATATAATAATTTGTCCTGGAAAATATTCTTTCGTATTTTTTGTGTCAGTTCTAATACCTTGATTGATTCCATTAATAATATATTTAATTGCTTCTGTTGTTCGTGTTAAATCTGACGCAAATACATAATTTATATTTTCATTATTATTTTTTAATAATTCATATAAACAAAACTTACCAGATTTAATCGCATTATTTTGACTATCCAAAGTCAATTGATTATTTATTTGATTATATTGTGTCTCACCAAGTATTACAATATAAAATACATATTCATCAATACCTTTTGAAAAATTTACATCTTTTAAATTTAAAATATCTAACATTTCATTGTATTCTTCGTTAGTTAATGTTGATATCACATTTGTATTATTATTTTTAGATTCATAATACCCACCTTCATCTGGTGCGACCGGTGATACTGGTGAGACGGGTGCTGCGGTTGCTAGTGTTGCTAGTGTTGCTGGTGTTGCTACTGGTGTAACTGGTGTGGCTGGGTTTGGTACTAATTCACCATCACACACAATAACACCATTTATCATATTTTTTAAAATATCTAAACGAAGAATCGCAAAATCTTTAAAACGCGGTACTTCTAGTAATTTAATTAAATCTTTATTTACATTATTATTAATTTTTCCAGCCCCACTATCATAATATTTTATATTGTATGTGCCATTTGTATTAACATCTGTAATTATGCCCGGGTAAAATACGTGGTCATGTTTAACTTTACTCCCTTTTACGATAATATTCTTTTTCTTATTAATTATATACAATAAATTACGTATTCGTTCTTGATGGGTTACTATTAATGAAACCTTTTTAGATAGAGGGCTAGATTTTGTAGTTGATATTGTTGGCGTTGATATTATTACAGGCTTTGTTGTTGTTGTTGTTGTCATACTCATGATTTATAAAATTATATATATTATACAAATATATAATTTTGATTAGTCAAACATTTTAATTTCTAAATACATTTCATTTAATCATTCTTCTTGGTAGCAAATGGACCACTTATCAACTCACTCTGTCCATTATCGGTCTTTCCAGTAATAATATTTTCACCTTCGAATAACTCTTTTCTAATATCCGCAGCAGAAATAACGTCTTGTTCCTTCAAAAATGTTTCTTGTGTATTCATATTTTGAATACCCATTAAATTTCCATTCTCGTCAATCGTCTGTGTTAAGGACGATCCTGATTTTTCAGCATTTTTAATATTTTCTTCAATCGCCTTCTTCTTGGTTTCCTTAACTCTTTGTTCAAATGCGGACTTTGCAAAATCCTCATTCTTTACCTTTTCTTGCATCAATTGATTCAACTCATCTTCCATATATTCAACACGCCCTGTCTTGTAAGCCTCTGGATCCCAAGGCATCCATAAACCGACTGGACCAACAAACACATCATGGTTTGGATCCAATTCGCGCAACATTTTACAGCGTAACTCGGATTCTTCCATGGTTGGATATACACCGCGGATTTTTAAACCACGCGTACATGTTTGAAAACTATGCTTGACATTAAACGCGTTTTCCAGTTCTTGTTCGTTTTTATCTAGAAAGGTTTTAAAATCGTCCTCTAAAGTAGTCTGTGTCAAATTTTCTTGTTCCTCTTTAATAAAATCTTGAAAATCCTTTATCACATCGTCAAACGTTAATTTATATTTATATGAAACAAAATTCAAAAATTGATGGAATTTTTCCATCGACTTGTTGAATTCCCACTTCTTTAGGAATTCTTCAAATAAAAATATTTCTTTCTGTTTTAAAATCTTATCGGGTGATACAAAAGATACACATACAAATTTCTGTCCGGCGATTGGTTTATCTTCTTCAAGCAAATCAACATATTTAGGATTTGGTTTTCCACTTTGATCCATTTTTGGTTCTACTCCTGCCTTCATATTTTATAAATAATGTAATATAATTCGTTTAAGTATTTATTTAATCATTTATTATATTTCACATTTCACAAAATAAAATAATTAAGAATCTTTTTTAAAAATTTAATAAATAATAAATAAAAAATAAATAATTTTTTCTTTTCATTTAATATAATATGTTTGACGTTTACGAAATAGTAAAAAGAATAATCAAGTATTTAGTAGAAGGTTTAATGGTTGCCATTGCCGCCTACGCAATTCCAAAGCAAACCCTTAAGTTAGATGAAATTGCGGCTCTTGCTTTAACCGCCGCAGCAACATTTAGTATTTTAGATTCATACATCCCAAGTATTGGCGTTACCGCACGTTCTGGTGCCGGTTTTGGTATTGGCGCAAATCTAGTAGGTTTCCCAGGAGGTCTATAATTTTGTTTTTACAGATTTTTTAATTTAAACACCCATATATAATATATAATATTATATATGGACAATAAAATATTACATGATGAATATGATATTGTATTAAAATTACACACAAATTACAATGGTATAATAAAAGAAGAATTGATAAAAGTAATTAATTTAATTATTGATACTATAGAAGTAACAAATAAAGATTTAAATTATTTAATTTATTTATTTTTTTCAGAAAGTCTTACAGAATATGGACAAATTGGTAAACAAGAAATAACAACAAAAGACCAGTTAACCGAGTTAATAAATAGTTTGAATATTAGAGAATTATTTACTGTTATTAATAATTTTAGAAAAAAAATAGACTGCTTTATGTTTGAATTATTGATAAATTATAAAAAAAATCCCAAAAATTTTATAAAAAATTATCCATATTTAGATATATCATACGTAGAATATATTATAAATTTTATTGAAAATATGTTAGATGTTGATATACTTGATTTAGATTTATGTTACAATGAAGAATTTATTGAAATACCTTGTGAACCACCGGTAAAAACATTTTATCGGACTGTTCAAGATGATAATATATCTTATCCTGACTGGAATTATAGCAATATATGTTCATTATGGTTACCTGCTACATATGGTAATTCAAACCAATTATTAATAAAGGAATCAAAACAAAATAAATTGTATGATATTGTAACAAAAAGTATTAATAAAAAACAAACTATTGACAAAAATTGCGTAGAAGGTATGATGAGTGAGTATCCTTTTGTAGAACCATTATCTCCACACGAAAAACATTTTTTAGAATCAAAACAAAGTAATACAAACAATTTTTTGTTTACAATTTGTAATTCAGAACCAAATAACGCTAATTTTACAACACAATTAAGAAAAAAATATAATAAATTAATAGTTTCATATACTTCTGGTCATACAGTTATTATGTTAATGTTATGTAAATATTTTAAAGGTATAAATTTGGGTTTAATAACACTCGGTTGTATAATTTGGTTAGTTCCGTATAATCATTCTATAACCGAAATATTTTTAGCTGCAAAGCAATTAGATATTTTCAAAAATTTTACATTAAAAAAAGATATACTTATTAGTGTTAATGAAATGTTGCAATTATCTGGTCTTTCACAAATATTTGGAGGTGCTAATTTTAAAAAAACAAGAAAAAGACATAGTATTAAAAAACATTTTTATTACAAAAGATTAAAAAATATGAATTCAATAAAAAGAAAAACTAATAAAAACAAAAACAAATAACATTTATTATACAGGTAGTGGAAAATGTATATGTTGTAAACATGAACACTAAATTGTGGCAATAAATTCCCAATCCAATTCCTCACATATTTTTTTCCATATGGTATCTTGTTCAATCAATTTTTCGCGATCTTTTAACATGGGTATTTCGGGTAAATACGAATGTTCGCCCAACAGTTCAAACAATTTATACAAAACATAATAATAATGTAAAAAATTCACACGATAGTCCGGACAATGTTTCGCATAAGGATACTGTATTTCCATAAATAAATTACACAATATTTCCTCCAATTCTTGGGCAATAATCGGCGGATTCAATCCCAACTTGTCTTTGATAAAATTAATATGTTCGTAATATTTATTATACCCCAGTTTTTTCAATATTTCTTTAGTTTTGATGTAAGTCATGTTTTTTATATCAATGCGCTCCTTTTTAATCTGTAGTTTCAAATTTTCTAATACATCATCCGGGATTTGCGTTGTTTCTTTACCTTGGAATTGCGCCAATATTTCCTTGAAATGATTTATTTTTTTGTAAGCATAAAAGCATACTTCTTTGGGTGGCTCTTTATAAGATGGTTTTTCATTTTCAATCAAAAACTGGACATTTTTGGAACAATGATTACATATCAATATGCCTTCATCATCAAGCGGTATTAACTCACCTTTATAACATGATTGACAAACGTCGGATGGTTTCAAAAATGAATTAATATCCAAAAACGAGTCGTCTATGTTGGACAAATATTTTTGAAATATATTATTGTTTTGATTTGTAATGACATTATTTGCGTTTGATTCTATTTTAAAGAATGAATTCAGTAACTTGTTTTTTGATTTAGCAGAATTATCCACACCATTGGAAATATTTTTCTTGTTTTCAAAATAGTGAAAAATATATTTGGAATTATCTAGGAAATATTCTTTTTTTTTGGTTTTCATATTTTTGATTTCATTATTGATTTCATTCAGGCGATCTTTGTAGTCCATCAATTCTTCAATAGTCATTGTTAAAGATTTTTCATTTTCTTCAATTTTAGTCATGATTTCTCTTTTTTCATTTTTTAATTTAGGCAAATTATTTTGTTTATCTTTAGTGAATTCATTGATAAATTCATTGTGTTTCCCATCCAAAGTGACATTGCTTTTTTTATTCACCTTGATTTTTTTGGTGGTTTTTGGTTTAAAACTAGGCATATATTGTGTATTTAATAAAAATAACAAAAGTTTTTTAACTTGTTATTCTTGATAATAATTATATTTTTTACATTTTTAAATTTTTAGAAATAAAATATAGTTTAAATTTGTAGATTAGTTTTCTTGGAAATATTAAGAACAAAATATAAAATGGAATTAGACCCAATAAAAATTAAAATTAATATTGAAAATAAACAAGACAAAAATTATGTCTTGTCCATTGATAACGACAAGTTTCACAAAATGGTATTCTTGTATAACGCATTAAACGATGGTTGGAAAATCAAAAAGAAAAACGACAGTTATATTTTTACAAAAAATCACGAAGGAAAAAAGGAAATACTACATGATTCTTATTTGCTTACTTTCATGAAG